CAAGAGAACATACAGAAAGCTCAAGAAATGGTAAAACCTTATGCTGAAGCATATCAAAACACAGTAAAAGCGTTTTTTCCAAATCTAAAGAACGGTAAGTAATATGTTTCCATATAACCCTTGCGAAAACAAATGGTTATCTGATATTAAAAAAGGTGGTCAAGTTGATAAGAAACCTGGCCATCTTTTATCAGGTCAATCTTTTATAGATTATCTAAAGCATAAACTGAATATAAATAATAACATTGATTTTGGATTTGGCTACACAGAACAACACGACATATTAGTTAGAAAAGACGAAATATAATTATGATAAAAACAATTATTGTTACTACTATATTAATACTATTAGCATTAGCAATTATAGGTGTTATACGTTCGGATAATACACAATTTACATTGTTAAAAGCATCACCAGAAATTGATCGTAAAGAAAATATAGCATTTAAGTTTATGTTAATAATGATAATACTTTTTGTATTATTGTTTATTACTTCTTGGTTCTAAACAATTTACTTGACATTCTCTATAATATATGATATAATTATATTATGAACTCAAAAGAATTTTCACTACAGATAGAAAAAATAGTACAAGAAAGAAAAGGTATTTCACATATGGATGCTGTATTAAGATATTGTGAACAAAACGATATAGATCCATCAACAGTTTCTTCTTTATTAACCAAAGCATTAAAAGATAAGATAACTATTGAAGCACAAAACCTAAACTATATTCCAAAAACAGGCCAGTTGCCAGTGTAGTATGTATGGTGGATTTGAAGTATTTAAAATATATCTGGCAGTTAAACTTCACTTCACCACAGATAGTTATGATTACTACAAATATGAAGGAAAAGTTAATTGTAAGTTAGAAACCTTTACTAAAAGAAATGACAGATATTTTTTTCATAAGCTTAGCACCAGATACAATAAAGATGATATATTGGGTTTTTTTGTTTCTAATTTTCTTACTGATAGTAACAAGTGGGTAAAAAGTTTAACAGAACAAGATGGTAAAGATGTTTATACAGATTGGAAAAAACGTAATGAATCTTTTGACTATTATTTTAGAAGTGATTGTGTATCTATTTTCAATGACTTTACTTCTAAGCATCTTTCTTTTGATGCTGGTTTTAACTCTTTTGGTGGGCAGCATCCTAGATTTTTTCAATTGGTTTTATCAAAAAAGATATCTTATGAGACTGCTATTGTTTTTAATAAAATTATATCGTACTCTAAACGCTGGGATAAACAAATTAAAGAACAAGTGGTTTGGCCAATCCATTCCAAAAGGTTAGAAAAATATACACAGTTTGTTAAGTATAATCCAACAACTGTAAAATTGATAATGAAAGAAATATTTGTAAAATGAGATGGATAGCAGCATCATTTAATATTACAGCTTCTTTAATTCAATCAACAGCAATTATTACTATACAATGGATTGCTTGGGTATTTCTAATAATATCTGTATTTTTATGGGGGCATGTTGCTTTAAAAGAAAAAGACTACGCTAGATTAACTCAACAAATAGTCTTTGTTGTGATAGCTAGTATAGCATTGTATAATTGGTTACAACATAAATGAAAAAAGTATTTTTAATAGGCAATGGTGAAAGTAGAAAAGGGTTTGACCTCAATGTATTAAAACCATTTGGAAGAATATATGGGTGTAATGCTATCTACAGAGAATACACACCAGATGTATTGGTATCAGTTGATCATGGCATAATGCACGAGATATATCATAGCGGTTATTGTTACAAGAATGAAACTTGGTTTAGAGATTGGACTAGATGCCCAGATTTCATGTATGAAAGTTTGGTTTATGCTGGCCTATCTAAGGTTGATATAGATGAATTAAAAAAATGGCATGTTAAGAATGAAAATACAAAGACTGATGAAAAAGAATTTGTAATGCACGGTGCCAATCTATCAGGCATAGTTAAAATATTACATAGAGATAAAAATAAGATAGAAGAAAAGAATATCAATTCAAATCAATTGGCTATTAGTTGGGTAAAAGATAATGACAAAGCAAATAACATAAATGATATAATGCCTAATAATGTAGATTTAGGATGGGCAGCAGGTCCAACTTCAGGTTATATATCGGTCGTGAAAGAATCACCAACAGAGGTATTTTTAATAGGACACGATTTAAATAGTGTTAATAACTTTGTAAATAATATGTACAAAGGCACTAAACATTATGTTATATCAGAACATAGTCCTACACCTAGTATTAATTGGATAATACAATGGAAAGCATTGTTTGAGAAAAACCAAAACATTACTTTTTATAAAGTTAATAAAGAGATCAATGGTAGTGATAGTGTTAATATGCCTATCAATGAATGGAACGAGATAAATAACTTGAAGTATATTGATTATAATGGGCTTGACAACCTATTAAAATTATGATATATTAATAACATGTATATTAGAATATTAGATTATTTAATTAAAGGTTTGAATGATTTAAGAAAAAAAGCAAGAACCCCCACTTCTAAAGGTATGACAGTGAAGGAATGGGCAGCTAAGAACAAAAAGTCATATAAATAATAATGATAGCGATTATACAGCTAACACAAATATAATAAGGAGAAAATACAATGGACTTTAATACATTAAAAACAAGCCACTCTAACTTTGATAAACTTACCAAAGCACTAGAAGCTAACCTCAATCCTGAGGATATTAATAAACAATCAAAAGACAAATACGCAGACGACAGAATATGGAAACCTGAACTAGATAAAACTGGTAGTGGTTATGCCGTTATTCGTTTCTTACCAGCATCCGAAAAAGAAGAAATGCCATGGGTAAGAGTTTGGTCTCATGCCTTCCAAGATAAAGGTGGTTGGTATATTGAGAACTCATTAACAACTCTTAATCAAAAAGATCCTGTTAGTGAAGAAAATACTAGATTATGGAATTCAGGTGTTGAATCTGATAAAGAGATAGCAAGAAAAAGAAAAAGAAAATTATCTTATTTCTCTAACATATTAGTTGTTAGTGATCCTGCTCATCCAACAAACGAGGGTAAAGTATTCATATTCAAATTCGGTAAAAAGATATTTGATAAGATTACAGAAGCAATGCAACCAGCATTTGAAGATGAACAACCAATTAATCCATTTGATTTTTGGAAAGGTGCGAACTTTAAACTGAAAATCAGAAAAGTAGATGGTTATTGGAACTATGACAAATCTGAATTTGAGCCTGTTAAGGCAATTGCTGATAATGACGAAAGTATTAAAGCAATTTGGTCTAAACAGTACCCTCTAACACCTTTCTTGGCCCCTAGTAATTTTAAAACCTATGATGAACTCAAAGAGAAACTGAATAGGGTAATTACGGGAACTAGAAATACCTCAACTGTTGAAAGTGCTGAACTCCCTCCAGTAAAGTCTAACGGTGCGGTAAAAAGTAATGGTAAAACTACCACATCTGCTAGTGATGATGACGATACGTTGTCTTACTTTAGTAAATTGGCAGATGACGAGTAGAATCTCTCTCTACTAATACTTTAAAGGCCATCAGTAATGGTGGCCTTTTTTAAATTGGTATCGCAGGTGAATTTAAATTAATAAAAGAACGATCAAAGTTTCCAGGCTCCATAGTCATAACTGTTTGACTATTATTACTTATATTTTGTGTATTAGTTGTTGGGGCCACAATCATATTACTAGCAGCCTTCTCTCTAGTAGCAATATTATCAACACTCAATCTGTTTAATTCTCCACCTGTAATTGGTGCTGTTTGACGTTGTAATATACTTTGTCTAGGCATCATTAATTGTTCGTTATCCGTAGCATCAGGTGTTGATGGCAATATATTAGGTTGTGTTTTTGATTGTATTTGTTTAGATATAGATCCATTTTCTTCTAAACCTTGTTCAGTAAGTTGATTATCTAAATTTTGTTTATTTTCACCAACAATAGAAGTATCTCCTTCTTTCTTTTTAAACCAATTCATCGGATTTAAATTAGATAGTTTATCAGCTGCCCATGATACGGCCGCAACCAATGCAATAATTCCTGCTATAACAGCTATAATTGGTAATGCTAATGCTATAAATTCTATAATAACAGGTATCATTGCAATGGCCATTCTAGCAAAATTTACAGCACCTGTTACTAAACCTTTTCCAAAGTCTTTAATACCACCTAATGTACTTTTAATACTTTTACCCATTTGACTTAATTCTTGCCCAAATAGTTTAAACTGATCGAATGCTGCACCAACTGTTTGTGATAATGGGCCTTGTATTTTTTCATCAGGTTTCATACCTGCTTTTTCTTTTCTTGCTGATAATATTTTTTGATCTTCTGTTAATTTCTTTTCATCATTAACTAATCGTTTTCTTTCATCTATATCTTTACCATCACTCTTTTTAAATTGTTTAATATCTCTTGCTAATTCTTTTTCTTTAAACTGTAATTCTTTTTCTTGTTTTAATATAGATTGTTTTTCTAGTTTTTCTTGTGAAAATGTTTTAATATGTAATTCCATATTTTTTTCATCAACATAAGTATTGATACCACGTTCTCTCAATATATCTCTTTCTTTGGTTAATTCAGAAACTTTTTCTTCGTGTAGTCTTTTGCGTTCTTCTTTTTCATTCTTTTTCTTTTCTGCCATTTCAAATAACTTATCTATACCATCACCTAAGTCTTTACTAAACGATTTTAAATCTATACCTAATTTGTTTTGTAATGTATCTATAGTCTTAAATGCCTGTTCATTATCTTCTTCTTTATTAGATTGTAATAATTCAGCAACTTTTTTTAATTCAGATTCAATAGGTAAGAACTCTTTAACAGTGGCCTGAGTCAAACTAGTTACCTTACCTGTAACTGCTTGTAATATAGATTTACCTAATTCTACTATTTGTTGTGAACTTACATTTTGTTTTTGAGATTCAGCGACCTGTTTAATTGCTTGTGTAACTTCAACATTATATTTTGGTAATGTTCGTTTTACTTCAACAACATCTTTTTGTATAGATTCTTCTTTGGCCTGCATTTTGTCAATTTTCTTAACAAAATTATTACCTAAAGCTAACTTATCTGAATCGTCTATAAAATCTTTGGTCATTTAATTATTTTGTTTCCTCATGTTGGGCTTGTAGTTTCTTATCTTCTATTTTTTCTTGTGTTCTACCATAAGCAGATATACCTAATACAGCACCCATACAAATATGAAAGAAACCAGCACCTTGTAGTGTTAATGGATTCCATTGTGTAAATACAACTGTTTTTAAATATGTTGCTTGTGCTAAATTCCATAGTATAGGAAATATAACAAAATCAAATGCACATACTCCTAGATACAACCAACCCATTGCTGGACGCCACTTAGTATTAAAACTTGTTTCTTTATTCTGTGTACTCATTGCCTATTTTTCTCCCTGTTTCTTTCGTTTTCTTCTTTAATATAATTTACCAATAATGATACGTATATATCACGCTCCCAAGGCAACATATTTTCAATCTCAGTTAATGAAT